CTTGGTATGACAATGGCCAGATCAGCGGCATACAGGAAACAAGGCTGCGGGATAGCCAGGATTGGGTCGTTAATACAGCCAAGTTCACTGCTGTAGTAGGCACGGCCCTGCGTGAGGGTGCTGACGTGTCTGTCTACGTCGATTGTGATCCTGCGGAACTGGGCCTGGAGGATCTGTGACGGCTTCGCCTAGTGCTGGTGAGCAGCGCAAGTTTTTAGCCAACACCATCGACCCGCGCAGTGGTGTTGCGGGTGTGCCTGAGAGCTACTATCGCAAGGCGCTGGATCTGAACCGCTTCAGCAATAGCGTTGCCAATAAGCTGCTGGAGTCTTACCGGCGGCAGATCGTCAAAGCTGTGCGGGAGCTGGAGCGCATCGACAAGATGCCCAGCAGCAGAAAACCGCAGTTCAAGGCCGCAAGGATGCGGGCCCTGATCAAGCAAAACCTGGACGCTATGAAGAAGTGGTCTGGGCAGAGCGTTGAGGAGCTGATTAAACAGCTAGACGGCTTGGCTGATATTGAAGTTGCGTTTGCCCAGGCAGAGCTACAGCGGGTAGTGCCTGCAGCGGTCAAAACTCAGGTGCGGACTGTTGAGGTCACAGAATCTTTTGCCAAGGCTGTTGTGAAAGCTGACCCGTTGGATGTGGGCACCAACCTCTTACAGGGCAGTTTCGAGGAGGCCGTGAAGGGGCCAGGCTCAGTGATGAAGCTGACGGCGCGGCAAGGCGCTGTGATCCGGATGCCTGATGGCACCAGCATCGTTAAGGCGTTTCGTGGGCTAGCTGAACGCCAGGGCGAGTTGTTTTCTCGTGCGGTTCTGGATGGCCTGCTTACGGGCGAAAGTACGGAATCAATCGCCCGGTCTCTGTATGGAGAGCTGGGGTTTTCGACTGAGGCCCTGACCCCACGCCAAGTTGCCTTGGCTCAAAAGGGCAACGCCTGGAAGATGGCGAAGCATCAGGTTCGGACGTTGGTGCGGACCAGCGTCAACGCCACGTCAAACGCCGCAAGCCTGCAGGTTTACAAGGCCAATCCCAAGTTGACGAAGAAGTACAGGTGGATTGCCACGCTGGACAGCAACACCACGGCGATCTGCCGGAACCTTGACCAGCAGGAGTTTTTCTACGGCAAGGGGCCGACACCAGCTAATCCGCCACACTTCGGCTGCCGGTCTACGACGGTGCCGGTCATTGATTATGCGGGCGCATCTAAGAGGTTTGGCGTTGAGATAAAACCGCCTAGCTCCAAGATTGGCTATCGCCCAACAAAGGAGGGCACGCCGGGTAGTAAAGACCCCAAAGGTGGCCGGGTGCCTGTGGGCACTAGCGCAGCACAGCACCTGTACGACCTGCGGGGCACAACCAAGGCGGGCCGCAAGTCGAGGTTCGAGGCCAGCCCGGCTCAGGCCCGGATGCTAAACGGTGGCAAGGCAACGCCTGGGGCGTTTGAGAAGGCGCGTTATTTCAACCGCCTGGCTGATCGCTATGGCCCAGAAGGAGCCATGAAGCGGTTCATGCGTGAGGACGGCTCAGAGGTGAGCCTGAGGGAGCTGCGGTCGCGATATGGACAGCCGGACAAGATCACACGAGGCAAGAAAGCTGCGGCCCCGAAGCCCAAGCCAAAGCCCAAGGCAAAACCTAAAGCAGCACCGACGCCTAAGCCTGAACAAATCTCGCCTGATGTGCAGCGCAGCTTTATTGAGGGTCATTTCTTTGGCCAGCGTCAAAAGCTGAGCAATCAAGACGTAGCCGACAGCTTGGAGATCGTGGCAAAAGAAGACTCAGAGGTGGGCCGCAACTTCACCAAGATGCTTGAGTTTGTGCGTCGTAAGAACATCTCAACCGTTTGGTCAAATGGCCGAGAGAAGGCCTTTGGCCGTGGGCCCAACTTTGACCACTGGAAAAACGACACGCTGATTCAGTCAATGAAAGACGGCGTTGCGCGGGCACCTGATGAGCGCGGGGCCAGAATTGTTGGCGATGTGGTCAAGGATCTGGAGAAGGGCCAGGTTTCTACGTTCCTGAATCGCTTCGGATCTGTCAGCAGAGGCGCAGCCGGTCACACGGTCAATGGTGGGGGCTTCATTGTGTTGAAGCAGACCAGCCGCCAGGTCAAGATCAAGGCGCGAGAACTGACCAGGACAAAAGAAGCGGTGCTCCGTAGTGTTGAGGATGCAGCTGCAGGCAAACCTAAGTTTGTGACCAACTCAGACCTGTACGGCGTGACTGGCAAAACAACCGTGGACACTAAAGACGGATGGTTGGCCACTTTTGTGCATGAGGTTGGCCACCAAGTCCACTTCAACGCTGGCAAGCCTTCAATCATGCGAAGCCTTATGAAGGAAAACCCAGGCCTTCGTGCTGACAAGCTGTCGAAATTGCAGCTAGAGCTAGAAATCAGGAAGGCCAACTGGGTGCCGTCTAAATACGGCGCGACAAATGGCATGGAACAGTTTGCCGAAACCTTTGTGCAATACGTCTTTGCTCCGTCAGCACTTAAAAAAGCCAACCCAGCGGCTTACAGCTGGATCGATGCAGCTTTAGAGGAGGGCCTCAAATGACCATTGACGAAGCCGTTGAGCTTGTAGGGACGTGGCCTAAAAACCGCAGCGTTCCTCGCAAGTTGTCGGAAGCGATCTTGAAAGCCAGGGGGATGCAGCGCCTAGAGCTGGGTCTACTCACAGAGGTGCTCATGACTGCATCTGTAAAACAGGCAGATTTTGAGCTGATTGAGAAGTATCTGGGCTGAAGTTAGGCTGTAGGTGCTGTTAGGGCCTGTCCCATGCAACTCCACAGCAAATTCAAGTTCAAACCGACCACTGAGGAGGCTCCGGCCTGTCCTCCCAAAAAGCCCGCTGCCAAGAAAAAAGCAGCTAAAACAGGGGCATCTAAGGAGGACAGCTGATGCCTGGTTACAAAGGCCCCATGAAGCCCCAGAAACCTGCGGGCAAGAAAAAGCCTAAGAAGAAGAAGTAATGGCCCGGAAGATGCGGCGCGTTGCTAAGGACAAGGCCACTGGCCTGCCGAAGAAGTACCTGTCGGGTGCTAAAAACCGCGCTGCTAAGGCCCGTGAACTGAAGCGCACCGCCGAGGCCTACAAGCGCGGCGAATACATCGACATTAAAGCCGTTTCCGCATCGAGGGTGAAGCAAGGTGGCACCAAAAAGAAAACCACTAAACGCCGAAACAAAAGCGTCACTAAGAAAAAAGGCTAAAAGCTCTGGGTTCTCTTACGAGAAGCTGGAAAAGGTCTACCGTCGCGGCCAAGGCGCTTACTTGGCGGGCGGATCGCGCAACGTGTCGATGGAGGCCTGGGCCATGGGCCGGGTCAATAGCTTTGTGACTGGCAAGGGCAAGGCGAGACAGGCAGATGCGGACCTGTTGCGGCCAAAATCAAAGGCCAAGCCCAAGGCAAAAGCTAAAACGCGCACTAGGAAGCGGAAGTAATGGCCAGCATCGAAAAGGGAGGCCACCGCTTTGAGGGTCTCAACAAACCGATCATGACCCCCAACCACCCGAAGTACGCGGCTGCGGTTGTCACCAAGGTGGACGGCAAAGAAAAGCTGCTGAGGTTTGGCCTTCAGGGGGCAAAGCGTTTCCCAAAACGTGAGGGTGAAAGCAAAGCCGCTGCTGAAGCCCGCAAAAATTGGAAAGCCCGGCACGCGCAAAACATCAAACGTGGGCCAAGTTCAAAGGCTTACTGGGCGAACCGTTTTCTTTGGTAGTAAGTTTGGCCAGTAATTAACCTTACGGGTTATTCATGTCTGAAGAACAACTGCAAGAGGCTACGCCAACAGCAGACGTCAGTGAACTAGACCTGCTCAGAAGCAGCATTGAGGCATTAGAGCGCAAAAATCACGAACTGATTGGCAAGCTCAAGAAAGCCAAATCAGTGCCCGATGGCGTGAATGTCCAGGAGTTAATGGACTTCAAAGCAAAGGCAGAGCAAGAACAGCTGGAGTCACAGGGCAAGTACAGCGAAGCGTTGCAGGCCAGAGAACAGCAGTTCCGTGAAAACAGCGCCAAAAAAGATGAGCGCATTGCAGAGCTTGAAGCCCGTGTGCGTGATTTAGAGCTGACTGCCCCAGCTGTTAGTGCCCTCTCAGACGTTGTGCATGACCCTGATCTAGTCATGCGGAACTTCCTGAAGGACAAAGAAATTCAACAGGGCAACAATGGCCCGGTGGTGGTTGATGGTTATGAGCGAATCCCAGTCGCTGACTGGGCTCGTAACAATGTGCCGGACTGGGTGCAAAAGGCTCCCAAGCCCCAGGGCGGTGGCGCACCTGCAGCGCGTAGTGCATCAAGCGGCGGCCTTGATCCTGATTTGCTGCGTGAATTGACGACTGGGGGGATCAATCGCGGGATTAACCAGAAGGTATTAGGCAGGGTTTATCAATTACACCCCGAAAATTGGCAGGATTACAAAGCTGAGGCGGAAAGACGTTTGCGCGAGCGTTAATATGAAGCAACTGGCAACGCTACGCCGAGCCAATCGGGTTACGCCCACACCGTAAACACTATTTCAGGAGATCATGGCCACCCTTCGGTCAGACTTGATCATCCCTGAGGTATTCAGCCCCTACGTCATCGAGGAATCAACCCGTTCCGACGCATTTTTGCAGTCGGGTGTGGTGCAACCGATGGCCGAGCTGAATACTTCCGGCGATGGCAGCGGAGATTTCGTCTCCGTGCCTTTTTATAAGGCGAACCTTTCTGGTGACTTTGAGGTGCTGACCGACAGCACGTCATTGACTCCAGGCAAAATTGAGGCAGACCGTCAGATCGGCGTGCTGCTTCGGAGAGGCCGGGCCTTTGAGGCACGCGACCTCGCTGCGTTGGCATCTGGCTCGGACCCCATCGGAGCCATTGGCCAGAAAATGGCCAAATACGTCAACCACCAAAAGCAGAAAGATCTCATCTCCTGCCTGTCTGGTGTGTTTGGTTCGCTGAACGCCAACGATTCCAACAGCGCCTTCTTCGGCCTTTGCTTGGATTCTGAATCTGGCGATTCACCCACCTCGCTGACGCCTAGCCACGTTGCACGCGCTAAGAACCTTCTGGGCGACCAGGGCGACAAGCTGACCGCCGTGGTTATGCACAGTGCAACGTATTACGAGTTGGTCGAAAGGCGTGCCGTGGATTTCGTCGCAGCAGGCGATACCACTGCAGGCGCAACCGCAAGCGGTGGTTCCTTTGAGGGTGCCTTTGGTAACCCCACTGTGCCCGTGTTTATGGGCCTTCGGGTTGTGGTTTCAGATGACGTTCAAACCACAGGCAGCGGCGCTTCCACGGAGTATGCCGTTTACTTCATGACCCAGGGCGCTGTCGGCGGTTCTGAGCACACTGCGCTCACAACCGAAACTGACCGCGATATTTTAGCCCTTTCCGACGCGATGAGCATTTCGCTCGGGTACTGCTACCACCCGATCGGCGCTAAGTGGGGCGTGACTACGGTCAACCCGACTCGCTCTCAGCTGGAAACCGTGGCCAACTGGTCGAAGGTGTACGAAACCAAGAACATTGGTATCGTCCGCGCGACCGTTGTGAGTTCCCTTGACTGACCTAGGAGGTAACTAACCATGGCATCCAAGTTTGAGGCAACGGCGGGCAAACTCATTGGCCCGACCACTGGCGGCACTGTGACCCAGGCCACCAACAAGACAACCGGGGTGACGCTTAACGCTGCATCCGGTCAAATCACCATGAACGGCGCTGAGCTTGCTGCTGGCGCTGAAGCCACTTTCGCTGTGACCAACAGCGAGGTGGCGGCAACAGATGTTGTCGTTGCTGTTCACGGCTCTGCCGGAACTGCTGGCAGCTATCTGGTGCAAGCAAACACGATGGCGGCAGGTTCCTTCAACCTGACCGTTTCCAACGTGTCTGCTGGCGCTCTGTCAGAGGCCATCGTCATCAACTTTGTTGCCCTTAAAGGCGCTTCTAGCTGATGGCTTTGTTCGCTTTCAAGCGACTACGGGATCAGAAGGCTGCTGCGGAAGCGGCGGCCTCTGCCCCTTCTAAGACTGAACCTAAGACCACCACCCGCAAGGCCAATGGCAGTAACAATCGTCGCAACAGCGGGCGGGGCAAGCTCCAACAGCTACATGACGCTGGCGGAAGCTGATGCCTACGTTGACGCCATGGTTTTGGGCACTGATGCCGCTAAGTGGGGCAGCGCAACAGATGACCAAAAGAACCGGGCCCTGGCCACGGCTACACAGCGGCTAGACCGGGAAAGATTTTTAGGGGCCAAGGCAACCGACACGCAGGCGCTGGAGTGGCCGCGTACAGGTGTCAGGAAGCCATCGACGTACATAAACACATACGCAACGGGGTTTCCGTTTCGTATCGCCGACGATTTCTTCACTGATACAGAAATCCCGTCGCAGATTCAACACGCTCAGATTGAGCTAGCGGTCTACCTGCACAGCAACAAAGACGGCATCAGCCTGGGCGGTCTTGAAGATTTCAAGAGCGTGCAAGTGGGCAGCATTTCAGTTGTGCCTGATAAGACCGGCTCCGTGGGTGCTGATCGTGTGCCGCCCATGTTTGAAAGGTATCTGCACAGCCTTAGAATCAGTGGACCAGGCAACATCGCTGTAAAACGGAGCTGATCCAATGCACATGGGATGCCAAGGTGAATCAATCACCGGAACAGATGCGAGGACTGGACGCTTTGGGGCGATCTTGTTCAAAGAAGACACGGTGATCGATGCAATTACCGCTGATAGCTATACAGGTGATTCCCTGGCGGGTGAAACCTTTGTGGCCCGTACCGTCATTTACGGCGTGTTCACCAGCATCCAGCTGACCAGCGGTGCTGCTATTGCTTACAAGCTCTAATGGCTCTCGGTGACACTCTGGCGGCCAAGCTAGCCCCAATCATTGGAGGAACGGTTCTCGCTGGGGATGTGACTGTGCGGGTGGTGACAGGTGGCACCTACAACACCACGTCGGGCGAAGTGAACGAATCGGTCTCTGACACGGCGATCAAAGGCGTGGTGTCTGATGTCAACGTGCGCGAGGCCAACGAACTGATTCAGGCTGGCGACAAAAAGCTAACGATTGCGGCGGCTGACGTAACGGCAGCACCTAAGACAAAGGATCGCGTGGTGATTAGCAGCGTGGTCTATCAAGTCATCCAGGTGCAGACAGAGCAGCTGAACGGTGTAGACATCTCTTATAACCTGTTCTTGAGGGCCTGATCATGTCTAGGTTGCGTGAGCTGGGCTTTGACGACGTTGAGGACTATTTGGAGAACCTGGGCAATCAATACGCTCAGCAGACCGTTTTAGAGGCTGACAAATTGCTTAAAGAAGCAACCCCATCAACAACTGGCAGGCTGCGGGTAAGTTGGCAGATCGGTGAAAACGCTATAAGTCGCGCTTCAAAAAAACCCGGCCAGTATTCGGAAGCTAAAGGACAAAACATTCCTGAACCTAGGGGAATCAACTACAAGCCAGGCACTGAGAGGATCGGCAACGTCTACAACATCCACAACGCTGTCGAATACGCCGAGCCGGTCTGCATGGGGACCGCGTTGCCACCTTCATGGGGCGGAAAGTTCAAGACTTTGCAGGCCACAGAGGCAGGCTTCCCAGAGCGCATCACAAAGGATTTGCAGGTTGATTCACAGAGGCGTTTCAATCAATCTGTGAGAGATGCACAGAGAGGAGGCATCATCTGATGGCTGCAGCTGATCTGAACGAAGTGCGTGCCACGATCGAAGGTCGGTTGGCCACTGAGCTGCAAAAAGCCCAACCTGTCCCGGTGGTGTTCCACAACATGGCGTTCGAGCCAACACCAAACAGCACCTGGGTCCAGTGCCTGACCTCCTTTGGGACCAACCAATATCTGAGCCACGGTCTGTCCACCAACGCTCGCAACCGGATAACTGGGTTGCTGCTTATCAACATTTTTTCCGGCAAAGGGGTAGGCCCAGGGGCTAATTACAAGATTGGAAATCGAATCCGTGACCTTTACAATAGGGCCAACGTGTCGGGGGTTTTCTTCGACGCCCCAATCGGCCCCACGGCACTGGCTTCGCCAGAGCCAGAAGGCTACTTTCAAACTCAGGTCCGTGTGACCTTTGAATTTATCGAGGAACTCTGACCATGGCCACCATTCGCGGCGAAGCTGGTTCAGTTGAATTTGAGACTGGCAGCGACAGCCTTGGCACTGTTGTGGGCACCCGCAGCTGGAGCCTGTCGATCACCAAGGAAACCCTTGACACCACCGTTCACGGAAACACCTTCCGGCAATTTGTCGGCAGCATGATCAGCGGTTCTGGCACCGTTGAGCTGGTTTATGACCCTGATGCGACAGGCCAGGCCGGTTTTATTGAAGATGTGATCAAGACTGGCGATGCGGCTGATGCGTCGTTTGAGCTGTTCACCACTGGCAACACCAACGGCACAGATTCCGTTTCTTTTGGCGGCATCATCACTGACATGGAAATTAGTTCCACAGTTGGTGAATTGGTGATTGTGTCTTGCAACTTCATCACCAGCTCTACTATCACTTCTAACCTTGAGTGATAAGGCTATAGTTTGGACGTATTGTTCAAGCTATTAAATGCCCGCTTCGACGCGATTTGTGGACGAGCTGGTTGGGGCGTTTGACCTCAACCAGCGCCGCAAGTTTGAGATGAAGTTGCCAACAGGCAAAACTGCTGATCTGTATTTTCGGCCAATTACACGGGCAGATCGCAAGAAAGCACAGCAGCTGGCGGGCACTGAAGAAGCCTTAGACATCTCCACTCAAATGCTTTGCCAGATGGCTGAGCTGGAGGATGGAAGCAAAGCGTTTGCCGCTGCGGACGTTGCCAAACTGCAACGCAGACTGCCTGAGGCGGTGCTGAATGAGCTTGAGTTGTTCTTGTTTGGGCTTGGCGATGATGCTGACATGCAAGACGCAAAAAACGACTGAAGCAGGACAGCTGGGCTTATTTTGAGTTCTTCCTGGCCTGCGAATTGGGCATGACCGTAAGCAGGCTCCGCACTGAGTTGACAGACGCGGAGCTTATTTATTTTGCTGCCTACCACGAAATCAAAGCCGAAAGAGAGCAGCAGGCAATGGATCGCGCCAAGCTGCAGCGGCGGTAAGCTGGGACAAGTTATCTGGCTGACGTGACCACCACAGTCCTTACAGCCAAGTTTGATTTTTCCCAGCCGAAGTCTGCAACGAAGCAGACAGCGGCGCAGATGGATCAGCTGAAAAATAAGGCCAAGGGTGCGCAGGGGCAGTTAGACAACACGGCTGGATCTGCCAAAGGTGCAGGTGCGGCCGCTGCATTTCTTGGCAAGGCATCAAAAGGTGCGGTGCCTGGAGTCGCGGCCCTGGGCACAGCTTTGAAGGCAGCCCTGGGGCCCATCGCACTGCTCACATCAGCTGCGGGTGTTCTTACGTCAGCTTTTGCCACCTTGGCCCAGCAGGATTTTGCTGAGGCCAAAGTGCGTTCACTTGGCGTAGACAGCGAAAAGCTGACCAAGCAACTTGCTGGGGTAAGCCGTGAACTAGCAGGCCAAGCCAGTGTCACTGAACTCACAGGCGCGGCCTATGACGTGGCATCGGCTGGATTCACGGATGCTGCGGCCGCGGCCAACATTCTTAAGGCAGCAAGCCAGGGCGCAACTGGCGGTTTCAGCGACATCAACACGGTTGGAGATGCCACGACATCTGTCCTGAACGCTTACGGCTTGGAGGCAGACAAGGCGGCCAAGCTTGTTGATGGTTTCATCCAGACGCAGAACGACGGCAAGATCGTCATTGGTGAATATGCGGCCAACATTGCCAAGGTGGCCCCTGTGGCGGCTGCTCTGGGTGTGCCACTAGAGGAGGTCAACGCTGCAGTGGCCCAGATCACCGCTGGTGGTCAAGGCGCAGAGGTCACGTTTACGGCACTTAAGACAGCTTTTGCCCAGGTTGCTGCGGGCAAGGTTGGCGAGGAGTTCAAAGACCTTGGGATAGAAATAAGCGCGGCCAGCCTTAAATCAGACGGCCTTGCAGGGACTCTCCAAAAGATCAAGGATTCTGGAGCTGACGCAGGCACCGTTATCAAGGCGTTTGGAACGGAAGCTGGGCCTTCAATCTTGGCTCTCCTTAACGACACGGAGAAGTTCAACAGGCTCTTAGAGAATCAAAAGAACGCTCAGGGTGCAGCAGCTGCAGCAGCATTTGAGGCCAGCGACACTATCAACGGGGCTCTTAAGCGTCTGCAGACAGCTTTCACGAATGTCTTTGCTGATGGCGCTGAGCTTGGCTTGCTACTTAAGAGCACGTTCAAAGTGGCTGCCGTCACCGTTGAGTTTCTCGGAGCAGCACTCAAAGCCACTTTGGCCCCTATCCGTGGCTTAATTGCTGGCGTTCAGGCGTTTTTCCAAGAGTTAGCCCCGTTTGGCGAAAACATCAACTTGGCCTATGAGCTGGAAAAAGCTTTCCAAGCATTTATGGGAGCCGTCAGTTTTGCCACGGATGCGGTCACTGGGTTGTTTACTGTAATTGGTAAAGGCGTCGCCACGGAGATTAGCAAAGTTTTGAATTTGGCAACTTCAATCAAAGAAGGGGTTATAGGAATTTTCAATAATCTTGGCACAACGATTCGCAATGCTTTGGCGAGTCTTTATGACAACTTGCCTGATCCGATTAAGTTCATCATTGATCAAGCAGGCAAAGGGTTTAAGGCTGTCACAGGTTTCTTGGGTGAAGCTGTTTCTGGCGTAGTCGGTCAAATCAAAGGCGCAGGGCAAGGCATCGCCCAAGGCGTCAAAGAGCTTGCTGTCATCGGTGGCTTCAATCCAGCAGCATCAGCACAGACCGCTTCACCCGCTGCGGCTGCAAACTCTATCCAACAGACAGGCGGGGTGCTTGCAAAGGCTGCAGGGGAGACAAAGCCAGAAGGAAAAACAGAACTGCAAAAGCAGAAGGAGGCTGCCGCAGCATTAGTTCAGCAACTTACTAGAAAAAACGAGCTTGACTCTTTGGCTACTGACGAGGCAAGAAAATTAAAACAGCTTGAGTTTGACAAAGCAGACATTGCAGCAAAATTCCCATTGCTTAAGCAAAAGGAGATCGAGGCACTGCAGCAGCTACTGCAAGATAATTACAACATCACGGAAGAGAAGAGAAAGCAAGCTGAAGCCGACAAGAAAGCAAAAGAAGCTGCAGACAAAATGAAAGCTCTTTACAAGAGCATTGGCGACACAATCAGCACTGGCGTTCACGACGCCATTATGGGCGCAGTTGAGGGGACAAAAACCCTTGGTGAAGTGGCTAGCGGAGTTTTAAGACAAATTAGCAGCCAGCTTATGAAATTTGCATTGGGCAGCATTGGCGGTGGCGGCATCCTGGGCGCAATCGGAGATTTGTTCAAAGCCAATGGTGGCCCTGTAAGTGCGGGCAAGCCCTACATCGTCGGTGAGCGTGGGCCTGAAGTTTTTACGCCAAGCCGTAGCGGCACAATCATCCCCAACCATGCAATGGGTGTGGGCGGTGGCACTAGCATTGTGGTGAACGTCGATGCCTCAGGTTCGTCTGCTCAAGGCGACGGTCCATCCGCCAATCAACTGGGCAAAGCGATTGGCGCTGCTGTCCAGGCTGAGCTAATCAAGCAAAAACGACCCGGAGGACTGCTGACACGCTGATGCCTACTTTCCCTTCGATAACGCCAACCTACGGTGTTCAAAAACAGAGCCAGCCGAACACGCGCAATGTTCGCTTTGGTGATGGCTACGAACAATTTCTGACTTTTGGCTTAAATCAAAACCCAAAGACCTTCAGCTTGACGTTTGAGGTGTCAGAGACTGACGCGGACACCATCGAAACGTTTTTAGACGAGAGAGCAGCGAACAACATGGAAAGCTTCGATTTCACGCCGCCGGGTGAAAGCAGTAGCTCAAAATTTGTTTGTGAGAACTGGTCGAAATCGATCCCTTACCTGAACCGGGCTACGATACAAGCAACATTCCGCCAAGTCTTCGTACCGTAATGGCTATCACTACAAGAGCCACGAAGGGTAGCCCGCTCACCCATACTGAGGTTGACACCAACTTCACGGACCTTCGTGACAACAAAGCTGGCTATGTGACCGGCGATGGTGGAACGGTTACGCAGGGAACCTCAAAGAGCACAGGTGTCACGCTCAGCAACAAGTGCGGGCAAATCACCTTGCACGATGCAGCCTTGGCAGCTGACACCACAGTGTCCTTTACGTTGACGAACACGACGATTGCAGCCACTGACCTTCTCGTCCTCAATCATGTCAGCGGTGGTACGGCTGGTGCTTACTTGTTAAACGCACAGTGTGCTGCAGGTTCTGCCAGCATTAACGTCCGCAACATCACTGATGGTTCGTTGTCAGAAGACATCGTGATTGGCTTTGCGCTAGTTAAAGCTGTCACCTCATAAACATGGCTTACGTCGTCACCGGCTACTGGAACGCTGGTTATGACGATCAGCAATCCAGTGCGGAACTTATCAGTGAGCTGCAGGCTATTGCGCCTTCAGAGATTATTGAGCTGTTTCAACTTGAGTTGAATACGGACCAGCACGGCACTGCAACAACCCATTACTTCAGCGGTGCTCGTGAAGGCGGTGCGGGAGGAATTGTATTTGGCGGCCAAACTTACACGGCCATACCTTTAGAGGCTGATGGTTTTGCGTATAACGGCCAAGGCAGCTTGCCACGCCCAACGTTTCGCATCAGCAACCTGTTCAGCACCATCACAGCGTTAATTGCAACGCTACCAAACGGGCTTGAAGGCGCAAAGGTAACCCGTTTACGGACGCTGGCAAAGTACATCGACTCAGAAAACTTTATCGGGTCGAGTTATGAGACCTACGTCGTTGCTGATTACTGGGAGGTTGGCTACTCGTCAAACAACACCACAGCTGACAGCACGGCACTTTTTCCCAAAGAGATTTACTACGTCGATCGCAAGTCAGCTGAAAACCGCAACTTGATTGAGTTTGAGCTGGCGTCTGCCTTTGATCTTGCTGGTGTGCGGGCGCCAAAGAGGCAGTGCATTAGCCGTTGTCAGTGGGTCTACAAGTCAGCTGAGTGCGGTTATAACCCAACGGATGGACCGGGTAAAAACGTTGACGGCGTGCAGTTCACACGCTTTAACGCCAGCGATGAGGGAGTGCTTACGGACGCTGAGGATGTTTGCGGCAAAAAGCAAAGCAGTTGTGAGTGCAGATTTGGCGATGTAAATGAGCTGCCATTTGGCGGCTATCCGGGCATTGGGACGTTCTTTGCATGACTTGGCGGGACACAGCACTCAAAGACGCTAAGGATCGTTACCCGTGGGAAGCGGTTGGTTTGGTTGTTGTGGTTAAGGGCCGCGAGAAATACTGGGCGTGCAGAAATATGGCGCACAACCTGGAGGACATGTTCATCCTTAATCCCGAGGATTACGCCGCTGCAGACGATGCAGGCGAAATCATAGGCATTGTGCACAGCCATCCAAAAACGCTGCCAGTTGCAAGTGAGGCTGACAAGGTGTCGGCAGAAAAGCACGGCTTGCCCTGGTACATCGTCAACCCAAAGACTGAAGCATGGGGTGAATACATGCCATGTGGTTACAAAGCGCCATTGATTGGCCGCAAGTGGACCTGGGCTGTGAGCGATTGCTGGACACTTGCGCGCGACTGGTACGCAGAGCAGGGCATCAACTTGCGTGATTGGGACAGGCCAGCAACACCGGAACAGTTTTTAGCCGCTCCAATGTTCGACGGCGCATGGGCTGCAACAGGCTTTCGGGAGCTTGCAGAGGATGAGCCGTTGGAGCGTGGTGATTTGTTGTTGATGCAGATCAACGGCAACGGCTTAAATCATTGTGCAGTTTTTATTGGTGATGGCATGGTGCTGCATCACCTTTCCGAGAGGTTGTCCTCTAGAGATCTCTATGGAGGCTGGCTACAATCATGCACAGGGAGGCGGCTGCGTCATGTTGCGTAAAGTCAGGCTTTACGGGCAGCTAGCTGAGTTTGTTGGCCGCAAGGTGATTGAGGCTGATCTGTCATCTGCTGCTGAAGCGGTGCGGATGCTGATCGCTAACTTTCCTGGGCTTGACGTCCACATGGCAGACCGCCACTACAAGGTGCTGGTCGGTGAAAGCGTGTTGACACCAGATGACTTGCATAATCCTGTTGGGCGGGAAGAAATCAAAATCGTGCCGGTAATTGTTGGTGCGGGTGGCGGTGTTAATCAGATTTTCGCTGGAGTTGCTCTGATTGGTTTGACTTTGATACCGGGTGGTTTGCCTATAGCTGGAACGCTCGCCACAAAAATCGGCTTGCTTGGTGGAGCGTTAGTCCTTGGAGGTGTTGCACAGTTGATTACACCAACGCCTGAAATCCCGCAAGGCCCAGACACCGTTCAAGATCCACGCAAGTCATTCTCGTTCTCCGGTATTCAGAACACCTCGCGTGGTGGAACGCCAGTTCCAATCGTCTACGGCAAAACTTTGACCGGCAGTGTTGTCATCTCTGCTGGTATTGACACTGAGCAGGTGCGGGCATGACCACGATTATTGGTGCAGGTGGTGGCGGTAGTAAAGGCGGTGGCGGCAGTAGCCGTTCGCCAAGGACAACGCCTGACAGTCTTGATTCTCGTCAATACGCAACAGTTGTTGACCTGATCTCAGAAGGCGAGATTGAGGGATTGGTTGACGGTAATAAGGGTATCTTTCTGAACGGTACTGCGCTCCAAAACCCTCAAGGGGGTTTTAACTTTGAAGACGTTACGGTGTACACGCGGAATGGCACCCAGGCGCAAACTTTTATCCCAATCACGTCTGGCTCAGAGAATATACGGGCAATAAATCGTGGCGTTGTCAAAGATGGCCCTGTCACTGAGTCTATTGTCGATGACGAGGTAGATGCAGTTCGTGTAACCGTTGATGTCCCGGCTCTTCAAAGGATTAACAACGAAACTGGCGACACAACAGGTACGAAGATTGAATTAAAAATCCTTGTCAAATATCAAAGTGACAGCGACTTTGCTGTTTTGATCGAAGACAAAATTAGCGGCCGCACTGCCGACAAGTATCAAAAAGACTACCTCGTAACTTTGAATCGCCCGAATTCAACAGACAACGTAGACATTAGGGTTGAGCGAGTCACTAAAGACAGCAACAGTTCTTTGCTTTCAAACGCTTTTAGTTGGAGCAGTTTGACTGAAATAAAATATGCAAAGCTGCGTTACCCCAACAGCGCACTGGTTGCATTGCGTGTTGATGCTGAACAATTCAGTAGCATCCCGCAGCGCAAGTATTTAGTCAAAGGCGTCAAGGTTGCTATCCCTGCTGGCGTGACTGTTGACAGTGACACTGGTCGGATCATCTACCCAGAAAATTTTGTTTGGAATGGTACGTTTGCCGCTGCGACCTGGACATCTTGCCCTGCTTGGATTCTTTACAACTTATTGACCAACACCCGCTACGGATTTGGCAACCACATTGATACAGCCCAGCTGGATAAGTATGCGTTTTTCTCTGCTAGCAAATACGCTAACCAGCTTGTCGATGATGGTTTCGGCGGCCAAGAAGCGCGGTTTAGCTGCAACACTACGATTCAAACAGCAGAGGAATCATTCAAGCTGGTCAATGACCTGCTATCGGTAATGCGCTGCCAAGGATTCTGGGCAGCAGGCAGCCTGACGATTGAACAGGACGCGCCAAAGGATGCGGCTTATCTGTTCACCACTGCCAATGTCACAGAAGAGGGCTTTACCTACAGCGGCAGCAGTCTTAAGACTCGCCCAACTGTTGTGGTTGTCAGCTACCTAGACATTGATCTGCAGGATACGGCATACGAGGTCGTCGAAGACCATGACGGTATTGCAAAATATGGCGTGGTGCGTAAAGAGTTCAGCGCTTTTGCTTGCACCAGCCGTGGGCAGGCAGCACGCATTGGCAAGTGGATTCTGTATTCTGAAAAGTTTGAAAAAGAAGTCGTCAGCTTCACCACAAGTCTTGATGCAGGTCAAGTTGTACGACCTGGAATGGTCATTCAGATTGCAGATCCTGTGATCTCTGGGGTGCGTAAAGGTGGACGTATTAAATCTGCAACAAGCAACACGATTACTGTTGACGACACGGCCAACACAGATTTGACTTTTGGTAGTGGTTCAAAGCTATATGTGGTTTTGCCTGACGGAACGGTTGACGGTGAGAATCAAGATCTTACTGTTACTGACATAACTAACGGCGTAATTACTGTTGATAGCAATTTTGCAACTACGCCAAATGCAAACAGTGTTTGGATTCTTGAGAGCGATGGTTTAGGAGCCAGCAACGTACAGCCTACGACTTGGCGTATTTTGTCGATTGAAGAGCAAGAGGGTTTGCTATATACAATCAGTGCAGTTGCGTATGATGCCAGCAAATACGCGTTTGTTGAAGATGGCGAAGAACTGCAGCCACGAGATACGACAAATCTTGATGTTATTCCTGAACAGCCAGAAGATCTAGAGGTGTTGGCAACCGTTCCGGTTGGCGGAACTGTAGAAACAAAAGAAGTCCAGTTTGTTCAAAACGGTCAAGTAGCCATCAAGATTACATGGCACTGGAATGTTCCAGACGGTCAAATTACCAAAAGGTTCAGGGTTCGTCATCGCCACGAAGATGACAACTTTATTGAAACGATTGTGCAGGGAACAACGTTTGACATACTCGACGCTAAAAAAGGTCTTTACGAGATTCAGGTAAGTGCCATTAACAGCACAGGGCTTCTGTTTAGTAAGCCGACAATCGCCACATACACAGTGAAGGGCCTTGGCACAGCGCCAAATGACATTCTTGATCTAAGTCTTGTTTCGTCAAGCAATACGATTGCGATGCTTTCGTGGAAAAAAGTAGCTGAGCTTGACGTGCAGCTTGGTGGTCGAATCATTATTAGACATGATCCACGGGCGTTGGCGTCAGCTGAGTGGAAGGCAAGTAATCGAGTTGTTGATGGTGTGTCTGGTGCGTCAACACAAAAGCAAGTGCCGCTGCTTGCTGGAACGTATTTTGTGAAGGCGGAAGATTTTTTAGGCAATCGCTCTGTCACCGAAACGGCGTTTGAAGCCTCGCTTCCTGAGCCTGATTCTCTACTTACAACCAAGACTTATGAAGAGCACAACCTAAGCACAGCTTTCAACGGGACAAAGACTAACTGCAGTGTTGATTCAGGCAACCTTGTGTTGCAGACGGATCTGTATGTTGCCTTGGATTATGTCGATAACTTGTATTTTGAAACCGATGGTGGAGCAGAGTATCAGTTTCAAGACACCTTCGATTTTGGGGCTAAGTTTGACTTCATTATTAGAAGAAGCATTGTCAGCACTCCGCAGCAAGTTTCAGGCACTTTATTTGATTCGCGTGCTGGCTTGTTCGACGATGCAGCCGGTGTTTTCGACGGTGAGACTCAAGACGTTGTGAATGTTGTTACTTACGTCAGGACTGCAACGGTTGCCTCTCCGTCTGAATCGGACTACGGCCCTTGGGCTGAATTTGTGGCAGCTTCAGTGCAGGGCCGCCATGTGCAAATCAAAGCAGAGCTTGAAACAACTGACGAGCTTACAAAGGTTTCAGTGGACCAGCTCGGCGCAACTCTTGAGCTAACGCAGCGCACGGAAACTGGCAGTGGAACGTCTGGCAATGCCGTGACATTTGCCAATGCGTTTTACCAAACCCCAGAAGTAGTCATCACGCCAACGAACCTAGGAGCGGATGGTTTTGTAACTTTGACTAAGAGCACAACAGGCTTCACAGCAACGCTGACAGATGCTTCAGATACTGGTTTCAGTTACACTGCCACTGGATTCGGACGCGCTCTCTAATGGCTCAAGTCAACCGCGACCGTTCTGATCTTATTGAAAACACGACGTTCCCTCTGGTTAGGGAACAGCTCAACGACACGTTAGAAGCGGTATTCACTATTAACTCCGGCAATTCTGCGCCATCAAACGCAGTTGAGCATGAGCCGTTTATCAATACCAGCAACAGCCCAGCAACGCTTGAGATCAAGACCAGTAGTGGGTACATAACGCTTGGCGTTCTTGACCCAGCAGGCTTCAAGGTAGGTGGCATCACGCCGATTGCTAACGGTGGTACAGGTCAAACCACTGCCTCTGCTGGTATTGCTGCATTGCTGCCTAGCCAAACAGGCAACGCCGACAAGACGCTAGTCACCGATGGCAGTTCCTTGTCATGGGGAAATACTGCGGTGTTTGCGAGCTATGCAGTTATTGCAGATGTCAAAACTGCTGGGACGGCTGGAGGAACCTCCGGCTCAGGTTCATTTGAAGATCGTGTACTCAATACAATAGACATAGATCCAGACAACTTTGTAACGCTTGTCAATAGCACTGATTCAAACACTCGATTTAAGTTGCCTGCTGGCACCTATTGCATAGAGGCAGAAGTTCCAATGTTCAGGGTTGGAAGGTTCCAAGCACGTCTTGTAAGTTGGGATGCAGAAACAGACGGCACAGCGACAGTTCTAAAAGCTGGCACGGGAGCTTTAAGCGCCCCAACTTATGGAGGTGTTACGACTTCAAATATCATCCATCGTGTGACTATTACGAGCGAAACAGTTTTTGGCGTGCAGTCCCGTGGCAATAGCGGTAACAGTGGCAACGGTTTTGGACAAGCTGCTAACTATGGAGAGGAAGAGCGCTACACCATCGTCAAAATCATGAAAGAGACTGCCTAGGGCTAGGCTTAAGGCGGTCTCTAGCTAAGATGGCCTAAGGAGGGTGCGCCATGTCTGTCCAACCTGGGACGTACAGTTTCACGCTTCAGCGGGCCGCTGACTACAGCGTTTTGCTGCAATTCAAGGACAGCAATGATGATGCCATTGATCTGACTGGCTACACGGTTTATGCGCAGGCATGGAATAAGGCGCGGACCACCAAGTCAGCTGATTTTTCTATCGCCTACACAGACAGGAGCGATGGCAAGGTCACGATCAGCTTGACAGATGAGCAGACAGCTGATTTCCCGGATGAGTTGTACTACGACGTTTTGCTTGAAGACGGCAACGAGATCCGGGAGTATTACCTAGAAGGCATCATCTTTGTAAGCCAAGGTTACACACGGCCATGACTGCAGTTAATGTCACCGAGACCAAGAACACGGTCACAGTTTCTGGAGAGGGCGCAGCGACCGTCGTTACGGTGACGACTGCAGGCCCCCAAGGAGCCAAGGGTTTAGACCTTGATGATTCGGCTAAAGTAGATCAAAGCGTCGTCTACTACGACTCAGCCTCTGGCAAGTACAAAGCTGACGACACCTGGACCATCAAAACAATCGTCAAAGGGGGCGACTTCTAAATGGCCAACACAATCCGGTTAAAGAAACGGGCTGCGTCGGGCTCAGCTGGAAGCCCAACAACACTCGCCCCGAGTGAAGTTGCTTTTAATGAGGCGGATCTGAAACTTTACTATGGTTTTGGTGACGATGGCGATGGGACTAGTTCGTCAATCATCACGATTGGTGGTTCTGGCGCATTTTTCAACAAGACAGACACCCGGTCTGCAAATACCATTTTGTCTGGTCCGACCACGGGTTCAGACGCTGCTCCAACATTTCGCGCTCTAGTCGCGGCTGATATTCCCAGCATTGCCCATACGAAAATCAGTGATTTTGACACTGGTGTTCAGGCAAACCGCCTTGACCAAATGGCGGCACCAACGGGCGATGTCTCGATTAACAGCAACAAGCTGACGAACGTCACTGATCCGACTTCAGCTCAGGATGCAGCAACAAAGGCTTATGTCGATGCGGTCAAGACTGGTCTAGATGTCAAAGACTCGGTGAAGGTTGCCACAACGGCAAACATCACGCTGTCTGGAACGCAAACAATTGATGGCGTTGCTGTTTCTGCTGATGAGCGTGTGCTGGTCAAGAACCAGTCCACCGGCTCAGAGAATGGCATTTATGACTGCAAGTCTGGTTCCTGGTCCCGCTCCAGCGACTTTGACGCCAACAGCGAAGTTACTGGTGGAGCGTTTGTTTTTGTTGAGCAGGGTACTGCCAACGCAGATCAAGGCTACGTTCTGACGACCGACGGTTCAATCACTGTTGGCACAACATCGCTTGCGTTTACGCAGTTCTCTGGCGCAGGAAGCATCACAGCAGGTGATGGCTTAACCAAGTCAGGCAACGAACTTTCTGCAGATCTCAAGGCCAACGGTGGTTTGGTTATTGAGTCTTCAACGATAGCGGTTGACCTTGCAGCTTCTTCAATCACTGGAACGCTTGCGATTACCGATGGTGGCACGGGTGCAACGTCTGAATCAGCAGCACGAACTGCATTAGGTGTTGCGATTGGCAGTGATGTTCAGGCATACGATGCCGATCTGGACAATCTTTCTGGTTGCCAGACTGGCGCTTCAGCTGCTCTTGCTGCGCTGACCTCTACAGAGGTTGCAATTCTCGATGGTGCAACAGTTACCACTGCCGAGCTGAACATTATCGATGGTGGAACGTCAGCGACATCAACCACGCTTGCTGCTGCAGATCGCATGGTGATCAACGATGCTGGAACGATGGTTCAGGTTGCATTGAGTGACCTTGTGACCTTCCTAAATGATGGAACTGCAAGTAGCTTTGAGCTCGATGGGGGCTCGTTCTGAGGTAACTGATGGCAAACACAATCAAGCAGAAGCGTGGCACCACCGATCCTGGTGCCTCTGATCTTGTTGTAGGCGAACTCGCCATCAATACCACTGACGGTGGTGTCTTCACCAAGACTGATGGTGGAACGGTTGTTGAGGTCGGGTCTGGTGGTGGTGGAATTGACGACGGCGATAAAGGCGACATTACTGTGTCAAACAGTGGTGCAACTTTTACCATTGATAATGGTGTCGTAAGCACTGCAAAGATTGCTGACGATGCGGTTACTGCCGCGAAGCTGGCTGACACTGCTGTAACAGCAGGAAGCTACACGGCTGCAGACATCACTGTTGATGCACAAGGTCGAATTACAGCCGCTAGTTCCGGTTCAATTAGCACATCTGAAATTGCTGACGACGCAGTTACCGCCGCGAAATTAGCTGACACTGCTGTTACGGCTGGTAGCTATACAGCCGCAGACATTACAGTTGACGCCCAGGGTCGGATTACTGCTGCTGCTAATGGATCCGGTGGTGGTGCGTCTGCGATCGATGATCTTTCTGATGCTGTTACTTATGACAGTGGAGTCAGTGTTGGTCTTGGCACGGGTGCCTTAACTAATAGCAGTGGTACTGATCAGAACAATACGGCGCTTGGCTACAATGCTGGACTAGATTTAACTTCAGGGTCGAAAAATGTTCTTTTGGGTTATACGGCTGGTCGAGATATAACGACAGCTACCGCAAATATCGCCATCGGGGATACTCTTAACAGCTCTGCTGGTGTAACAGGTGGCTACAACGTTGCTATTTCTGGTCATTTTTGTGGCAGGAAATTGACCACTGGAAATAACAACGTATTTATTGGTAGCAATGCCGGGGAAAAGGTAACAACTGGCGCTAGCAATGTACATATTGGCGATAACGCAGGCAATAGCGCAACCACAACGTCAGAAAATGTCTTTATAGGAAGACAAACTGCAAGATATAACACTGGAGGCCGTGGCGTCTGCCTTGGTGCCCGTGCGGGCGAGCGTGTGTCAGGCGATTACAACACGGTTATTGGCCATGAGGCTCATTACAACGTAAACCTGTCCGGCACGAATAACCTTATTCTTGGCGCTAACGCAGACGCAAGTTCAACAAGTGTTTCTAACGAAATCACGCTTGGTGATGCAAATATCACAAGCCTTCGCATCCCAGGCTTGCAGTCTGGTGCGTCTGACGGTCAGGTTCTGACTTACAACTCGACCAACGGAAACATCACCTTGGCTGATGCAGGTGGTGGTTTGTTGACGGAAGACGTGAACAATAACATTTATGGAGGGTCACACAGTTTTTCAAACCCAACTCTTACTGGTTCAGATAAAGCAGATAACAACGTTGCGATTGGCGAAAGAGTCATGATGGATATAACTGGCGGTGATAGAAACGTAGCCTTTGGGCTAAACGCCATGAAAGAAATAACAATGGGCTCCTACAATGTGGGGATTGGAGACCACGCATGTGGAGGAAATTCAGCCGCTGCTTTTACCGGCGACGATAACGTCGCCATCGGTCGAGGAGCTTTAGATAGTGTAACTACAGGAGAAGGTAACGTAGCATTAGGCCTATCTGCTTTAGACAAATGCACTACGGGATCTTACAACATTGCTTTGGGTGAAAATTGTCTAAAAGACACAACAACCGGGGAATACAACATTGCGATGGGAGAAGGCTCGCAAAGGTACGCAAGCGGCAGCAATAACATCAGCATGGGCTACAGAACTGCTCATAACATTAGTGGCGACAATAATACGCTGATTGGGGCCAGCATCCTTACAAGCAGCAGTGATTCTCTGTCTGGAAACGGCAACACTCTCATCGGCAGAGGTGCATCTCCTAGCAGCTCGTCTGTAAGCAACGAAATAACTTTAGGCAATTCAGGCATAAGCACGCTTCGTTGCAATCAGACATCAATTACCAGCCTTTCTGATGGACGCGACAAAATCAATGTTGCCGAACTGGGTGAAGGGCTTGATTTTGTTACACGCTTGAAGCCTGTCAAGTTTGAATGGAAAACACGCGACGGAAATATCAAGGACGGCACTTATGAGGCTGGCTTCATTGCCCAAGACCTGCAACAGCTGCAGAAAGACACTGATACCGACTATCTGAAGCTGGTTATGGATAGCAACCCAGATCGACTTGAGGCTTCTTACGGAAAGCTCGTGCCAATTTTGGTACGTGCAATTCAGGAGCTAAAGTCTGAAGTGGAACAGCTCAAAGCAAATGCCTGACACTTTCACGGCTGATGAGATTGCAGAGAATTACTCCGCTGCGATGGACAGCGTGAATCTGATCAATGCTCTGATGGCTCAAGACAGCCGCACCACTGAAGAGCAAGCCACGGTTGCTCGTAACGTCGAGCATCTGCAGCTAATGGTCGCCCAGGATTATTGGACGACTGAGGATCTGACGCCTTTTAACAACGCAATCACTGCTGGATCCTGATGCAACGCCCTGATCCAATGATTTGCTCTAAGCCTGGGGCGGAGGATGTGATCGCCAACGCAAATCGGGTTGCTTGGATGGCCGCCTTGTTTGAGTTGGATGGGAGGGATCAGGTTAGTCACCCTATGTATGGCCTCTACACGGGCTTAGCCGCTAAATATCAGAGCTACCAGTCAACCGATGGCTAAATCTCTAAACGGCGAAAACTTCATTTCAAAACACAATAAGCGGACCACTCAAGGTAATGGCCGAAATTCAAGGCCCAAAAGAGGGAAAAAACCTTATCGTGGCCAAGGTAAGTAACTCTCCTCACAATGATCAAATCCTTTGTGACTGGTGCCGCCGCTTTTGCGGTCAGTGCATTGGCCCCCCTGTCTGTCTCCGCCGCTCCGGTTTACTTCAACCCCGAAGCTAACGTCGGGGCTGGTGAAGATGGGGTAACCGGCGCGACCGTTGACCTGCACCTGGGCGCTAAGGGTGATGGCTTCTTTGCCCAAATCGGTCCCATGATTCAGGTTCCTGATACCGGCGACACTGAGGTGGGCGTCAGCGGTAAGGCGGGTTACAGCTTTGGCGCTGGGTACAGCGAGCTGTCTTTCACCAGCATCGACTCCGACACCAGCTTTAATTTGAAAGTTGGCAAATCCCTCGACCTTTGAGGTATAACCTAAGCGGAAGGGTGTTCCCCGACTCCGTTCCTCACACAGGCATGAGGCTCCCTAGCGGGGGCCTTTTGTTTATTTAGGCAACCATGCAGAAAATCATCAATGCTGTGGCAGCTAGCACCTTTTTGCTGGCTCTAGCAAACACTGCGGTAATCGTGTTGGCGGTTACTCGTGGCCCCTCGATGGTCAAAAAGCACATCAACGACATCAAGCTGGAGCTGACGGAGACGCTGACTCAGATGCTGCCGGGTGAGATTGAAGGGGCTCTGCCTGAGTTCCCGACTTCAACTGGCCCTGCAATTCCGTTTGGTCAGTAAACGCAGCCAACCACTCCCGAATTTTTTGCCCGGTGGGCGTTGATTTCGGCCACCGGATAAAAGCCAATAAATTTTTGGTGTCCACAAACGATTTGGCCACTGTGCCTGATTTGCAGATATAAACCACAGGAGGGCCCTCTCGCATTTGAATCCGCTCAATAATCAGAGACCCAGCGACGAACCGCTCTTGCTTCATGGATGAGATACCTGAAATTCAAATCCCTGAGCTTAATGTTGTCGTAGATCTGCCAGAAGTAGCGATACCAGATGTGCCGCCTGTGACGCTGGAGCTTGGCGTGCCAATCATCGATATGCCGTCGTTTAGTCCGTTGGATTTTGAGCCAGAAGTTGAACCAGTAAAGCCCAAGATTCCACGGATGCCAAAAAAGCCTGATCCAATAGAGGCTGTCAAAAACATCCGACTGCCTGAAAAGCCTAAGCCTGTGCCTGTGGCAGAAGTTGAGGAAAGCAAGCCGCTGGTGCAACAGGTTATTGAGGCTATCCCTACGCTGCCTCAAGCAACCACTGTGGCGGCATCTTCTGTGATTGGTGTATCAGCAGCTCTTGCGACTCCTTTTCTGTTGAGGTTGATCAAGCCAACAGTGAAGAAGGTGGCGAAGAAACTGCAGAAGGCGTTGGGCAAAAAACCCAAGGTTGAGTCGGTTATGGAGCGTCGGAAGTTTCAGCGGTCTTTACGACCGAAATAGGGTGTGTGTGGGGCGTTGGGTGATTGATCACAATATCGGCGCAAACCTTCCTGTAAGGGCTTGATTTGACGAACTGGATTCCTTTGCTTAGCAACTCACCGCATACCCGTGCACGAGAAAGTTCAAAATCCAGACGCTTGTTGGCTAGCTGTTGTTTTTGCAGATCAAGTTGCAGGTCAACAGCTTTTTTACAACGTGCCTGCAAGCCGCCATCTAGCGGGATTGTGGCCTGAATCGACAAGCCCAGATTCCAGTTGTGCTGGTCTTTCTGCCCAGTTCTGGTGTCCTTGAAGAACAGGGTGGCCCCAGGATTATCGAGACGGCCATCCTCGTCTAAATCGCTAAGGTCATACACAGGATCTTGGTAAGAATACTCGTATGGCAACCCCCATGATTTGGTGCGGTTAGCATACGGCGTAACCGTCAAAGTTGGCCCCTGGCACTGTATAGATCCCCCGTAGGTGTTTGTGATAGCGGAGCCCTGTAAAATTTGCACCGCTTGATTACTAACTGAGCCTGAACTTGTCGCCGTAGGTGATGCTGTGGCTGAAATTCCCCCTATATCGTTTGCATTTACAGGAGCGCAAAAAATTACTCCGAGAAGGAGGAAACCGTATCTACGACGCTTGTCACCTCGGTGACTCTTTGCACCGTTGTTCTGTTGCTGAGACCTGGCCCGCGATACGTTTCCGTGAACTGGAACGATTTGGCAGGATCGACAACTGACCAGTTCGGTCGTTTTCCTAAGGATGTCCATCCGTTGACGGTGGTTTCAGAAATCGGATTGATGTAGGTGTCGGCCTCTACGTTTGTCCCTGTGGCTGTGTATTCAAAGCCTGTATTAAACTCCTCGCTAACGATTGTCTCAGTTACCTTGCTGGTCGTCTCTTGATGAGACGTAAGCGTACCAGTTTTGAAATTAGGTATGACCGGCACGCTATGTGCAGCTGGCGCTAACAACAACAGCAGCAATACGGCTTTCATCAGTTAGCAGTGATTGACGTCACCACTTGACCAACGGCCTGAGTCCCGGCCCCGCCTGCGGTTATAGCGAGAGAATGGCCTGAATCGATTGTTCCGGCTAGGGAGCCCGCGACTCCTCCACTCTGAACAACGTTGATGCCAAGCAATGGCAGTGAACCAGCAACACCGCTGGTGATGGTCACAGTCGAAGGCGTGTCATCACCTTCCATGTAGGTCTCGCTGAAGCTCCAGCTGCCAGTACCGGACAGTGTTGGAACGGTCCCGGTGTAATCAACAGCTGAACCGCTAGTCAAATCGTCAAGGCTGCCGATCTGGTTTGCAGTGCCACCAGAGGAAACACTGACGCCCATGCCGCTGACGCTGTAGGAGCTGCCAACACGAGTGGCAGAGGTTGCAGCACCATCCACGGCCAGGCTGACCGAACTCTGGATCTTATGCGTGATGTCCGCCTTAGCAGGCAAGGCAGCCGCCAATGTGATGCCCAATACCAAAAGTGCGCGGGTCATTTGATGCCGGAGCGAGTGTGGCTGTTATCTACGTTAACTCCATTGTCTTCCTTCTTTTTCTTACCAAGTTTCCCCAAGGCTGGCGTGTAAGTCGCCGCCGTCCCTGTCAACAAGCTGGCCGGGAAAGTTGGATCCACAGACTGCGAAAAGATCCCCAGATAATTCGCTGTGAGGATACCCATCGACCACAGCAGGATGGTCACGCGGACGACATCACCTAGCCATGAGTGCTGTTGATCATCCTGTTCTTCCGGCTTGGTTTGCGGTGTTTCTGCCATAGCGCAACAGAGCTACGCTTTAAGGGTAACGATCAGGCCTAACCATGCTGCTTCTGATCCGCCCAATCCTGTTTCGGTTCTTGCAATCGGAGGGGGTCAAAAAACTTGTGATGGATCTTTTGGAGGCTTATTGCGCTTCGACTGACAACACCATCGACGACCAAGTGTGCGCCTATGTGCGGTCGAACCTGTATCCGGAGACGAGAGTTGAAAAATGAAAATGTCCGTCTTTTCTTTGACGGGTTGGATCGTTGCAGGCGGCGCGGTCACGCTGCTGTTGTGCAGTTCAATGCTGATTTTCATCGCCGGTTATACAGCTGGCGAGAGCGCATGTGGCCAGGCATCATCGGGCCGTCTGTCGGTGCCCTGAGCGTGCTCAGCCTGCTGCCCTTCTTCCAACATTTCAGGGATGATTCGCCCTATCACCTGGCTGGCGTTGCGGCCCTACAAGAGGCCATGCCTGCTGAGCTTCTGCAGGAGGACAGTCTCTGGTTCGAGGCGTGGCGTGCTGCAGGGATTGACGAAGAGGTTTACGTTCCCTACTTCAAGCAAACCGACAACGGCCCCGACGGCTGGCGTGATTGTTTCGCCTCCTCCGCCGCCATGCTCGCAGCCAGCGCCCATCTGGTCGGTAGCGATAACGAGTACATCTGGCACCTATCCAAGTTTGGGGACACCACCAGCGTCAACGCGCAGCTCCGCACGCTTCGGTTCCTGGGCCTGGATGTGGAGTTCACTCAGGAGGGCAATCCGGAGATGATCGCGGAGGCCATCTCTCGGGGATCGGCGGTCCTCGTGGGTTGGTATCACGAAGGCGATTTGACCAGAGGCGAGCCACCAATGTGCTCCGGCACCACCTGCGGCCATTGGTCCGTGATCACAGGCGTGCAGGGACGGCACAGCCCCGTCGGCGATCAGTATTACGTCATGCACGATCCGATGGGCTTTCCGCTCATGGAAAAGGGCGGCCATGACCAATCAAGGTCTGGCAAGTCAGTCCGGGTGCGTCAGTCCGAGTTCAACTACAGGTGGCTGATTGAAGGGCCAGATTCCGGTTGGATGATCACTATTAGGCCATAACCATGCGGAGGCCCTATGTCTTTCGACTGGATGATCATCAAGCCATCAGCTGAAGAATCCTTCGAGACTGAGAAGATGGTGCGATCAATTATGAGCACCGACGACGTGGCAGAGCTTCAGGGCCTCTGTGTGAGCCTTACTCGCCAGAACCGTCAGACGGCGCTTCTTCTGCAGCAGGCGGTGGGTCGGATCGCTGAGATGGACTGTCAGGGGTTCCGCGGCGTTTGATGCCCAGGCGGTCGGCCTTAATCGCCGCCAACAGCTTGGTGTAGTGGTCCTGGCCTGCCAAAAAGGGCGAGAAAAACTCGCCCTCCAAGATCAGCCCCATTTTGTCCAGCTCTCGAAAGGCTTGGAGTTCAGGGCCTGCCATCAGAACGGGATGTCGTCGCTGACGGGCTGCGTGGCTTTGGCCTTATGTACCGGGGGGCAAATAGTGCCGTACCACCCGTCATCGTCTTCTTTGCCAGGCTTGGCATTGAACCCAGCTGCGATGGCGGTATAGGTTTTGTTTTCTTTGGTGTCAAAGTCCCAAACCTGCATTTCTTTGTGCATGTCGGGATCATCAGCAAGGTTCATCAGGTGTTGGCAGAAAGCCGGGACTGATTCAAGGGGAATCCTGAGCACCAACCTTTTGCCGCCAGGGTTGTACTTGTGGTCTGCGTCGTTTTCATAAATGCTCCATTTGCCGGAGACGGGCAGAGCAGGGTTGAAATCAGCCATTGATTTTGTCGGGGGTGATGGAGTGTTCCAGCTCAAAGGCCAAAACGTCATGGAGCTTGTATCGGACCAAAGGGATCCGGGGGCCAAAGGCCAGCCGGGGCACCTTGTAGAAAACAGGGCCTGTGCCGTGCCTGCGATACCGGGCCAGCGTCTGGGGGTGTTTCCCCCAGCGTTGCGCTAGCTGCTGTTCAGTGAAAAAGGGGCCGGCGTACTCCGGGTCATATTTGGCCTCATTCATGGTCATGCGGTTGCAGCGTTCTCAAAATGTTGTTGACGTTCCTGCAGCAACTTGAGGAGATCAGCTTTCTGAACATCGTTCAGCTTCATCTTTTGACCTTTGCTGTTGATGCCTTGACGAATCCTTGCTGCTGAAGCCACCCAATCGGTTTTTGGCCCAGCGTTCATAAGCGCGGTTTTAGTCGTCCAGAAGTCGCCTGATTGAACTTCTTCTTTCAGTAGCTTTTCCGTGCGCTTGTACTCCGGGCTAGGGCTTGGCCGCGGCGTTGGTGCAGGCTCTGAGCCACGGGTCAGGTTCTCGGCGTTCTCTTCCTTGTCATACAAGGGCAAGCCGAACTGATTGCCAAATGTCCGCAAGGCCCGTTTGATGGCGTCGGTTTCTGCGCTCTTGACGGCGTTTTCGTGGTCGTTGCCGTTGTCACCACCCCAGCCCTCACGGGTCACACCACCGGCACGAATACGAACGCGGGCGATGTAGGTGATGGGTTGTTCCTTCACACATTCCATGTGAACGGTTTCGCAGCTCCAGCCATCGAAGCCAAAAATTCGGTTTGCCTCAGCAATGGCGTGTTCACCGGAGATGTAGTCAAGCTTGCGACCACCGGCACCTTTGCGCTGTTTGACGTTGTTGAGGTCAAGCGGCGCAGACAGGGCATCTTTGGCGGCTTGATCCAGAAGGATTGTTGACATGTCCATCAGTTGAAAGCCCAGGAGGGCAGTGAAAGGGTTTGAGGTTCAAGCGGGGTGTAACCCGGCCAGTCGTTGAAAACTTGACAGTTGGCGATCAGGTCCAGGGCCTTGCGGCGTAGGTAACGGCCTTCTGCGATTGCGTCGTCGTCGAGTTCATAAACGCCGATCTGGAAAGGCGGCTCACGTTCAACAACGACAAAAACAAACCGCTGCATCCCGGACATTTCCAGATAGTGAGCGGCCTGCAGGTGATACGAAAAATTGGCCACCTGTTTGGCAAAGTTGGCCGGACTTGCTCCACCAGCGGCCACCGTCTTCAGATCGACGATGGTGTCGTTTTCGGTGATCCAATCCAGTCGAGCCTTCATCGGCAAGGCTGTTCGGTCGTCTTCACTGAAGAAAGACTGCTCAGCCAAGCCATCAACAAAGAGGCTGTTGCACAGAAGATTGCCGCTGACGGCGTGATTCATGCCCAGGGCCTTTTCGTACTGGGCCAGGGTGATGGGTTGCCGCCCGCTTTCAATGGCTTCTTTGGCCTCTTCCTTGCCTGCTTTGGTGTTGCGTGGGCCGCACACCTTGTAGGTGCTGTTGAACTTGTCAGGTTCAAGGATGAAAGCATGAGCCAAGGTGCCTTCGATCATCTGAGGGCTGGGCTTCCGTTCAGCCCGCCCGCCCTGGTGCTTCATCCAGTGGAGAAGCTCAGGGGACTCCAGGGCCTGCTTCATGTCGCTCTGGCTGTAGCCAGGGTTGCTGAAGTATTCGGCTTCAGAGACGTTCATCAGACGTCCCCCCGGTCCCAATGGATTGAGCCAGGGCCATACATGCCCTGAAGCTCAGGCCAGGTGCGCAGGATCTTGCCCACGTTGTCCGGGTCAGCAATCAGGCCAGCGGTGGCCAGCTTCTGCATGAAACTGCCGCCGTGGACCTGGGCGATCTGGAACATGCGATAAATTTCGCTTTGGGTCATTTCGGGCTTAGAGTCTGATTGGGCAGATTCCAGCAGCAATGCCAGGGGTGGTTGTCGCACTGGGGTTTGTCCTCCTATTTGAAAATCAGTTGGTCTAAGCCGGTGCGTTCTGCGGCATCAAAAAAAATCCGCCGGAACGTAGCCGAAGTTGAAACTGTTGGGTTGGCAGGATCGGGACTGACTGTCATCCCCAATCGTTCGCTGATGATTTCCTGCGATTGCAGATAGTTCAAAGGGGTTATGGGATCTAGGTCAGAGCAATGCTCAGCCCTAATCAGCTCCATGGTCGCCATTAGTTTCTCCATAAATGTCGGAGGTATTTCCAGCTGATCGGTCATCGCTGCAGCTCCTCGCAGGCGGCCTGCACGCCTAGGCGGCAATCGCGTTCCGTCATCTGGTCAAGGGTGCCTGTGATGGACACCCAGAAGGCACCGCCGAACAGCAGGCAGAACAGAACGGTGAAGACTGGACCGAACCACTGCGGGCTCTGGGGCCGGGCGTAGAGCCGGGCGGTTTCGTAGCGGAGTTGTTTCATGGGATTAGGGGAAAAGGCCCCCGAAGGGGC